TGTTGTTCTTGTGGTTGTCCATTTTTGCTGATGGTATGAAAAAAAGATTGACCTGTCAATAAGATTGTTTAGACTTACTAGAAATGCACCCATTAGAAGCAGCCTACAATAGCTACCTATCAGCTATACAGCATAGCAGAAGCATCAAGCATAATGCACGGAAAATGTTTGGTTCGTATCTGCGCGATTGTCGTAATGGGCTTGGGTTGTCTGTCCGTGATTTGGGTGACAAGATCGGGGTGACTGGTAGCTTGATCAACCAGATTGAGACATCCTCGAAATCCATACTGAAGAAACAACACATCGAGAAAATAGTAGCTCTATGCTCAGACGCAAAACTCCACTCAAAGCTAAAAGCGGATTCAAGAAAAGAGGAGGGAAACTCAATCCCATTTCAGCCAGACTCAAAAAGCGAAGCATTGAATACAGTAGGGTAAGGAGAGAGTATCTTGAAGAAAAAAACGGCAGATGTGAAGTATGTGATAGGGAAGCAACCGACATCCACCACAAAAGTGGACGAGGAAAAAACCTTTGTGAGAAGCGCACTTTCTTGGCTGTATGCCGCCCCTGTCACCAAAGAATCCACGACAACCCAGCGTGGGCGAAAGAGCAAGGCTACCTAGTTTACCAATTCAAATAATATGTTCAAATCACTTATCGTGTGCGAAGGCACATTCGTTGCAGAAAACCAATACAAGATTCGCTTCCGCCAAGACTATGTGGACTGCTGGATTAAGAAAAACGACCTAGAGAAGATCGAGATGTTGGGAATTACTTTCGAGGGAGAAAAGGCTTGCAGGATTACAGTCACAGAAGACCTAGCGAACTTGATGGAGTTGCAGGGAGTTCTGGAGTAATCAGTCCTCCCCATCATCGTCCGACATATAGTAGTCATCATCGGACATTTCTTCGGCTCTAGTTTCCTTCCTAGCCCAGAAGCGATCAGTCGGGACAGGTTTATCGTTACCGATAAAAGTTAGTCCATTTCGGCGGGACATCTCTAGTGCGTAGAGAAACGAATCAGCTAAGTCGGGCGAGAATCCAGTTCTGCCCTTGTAATCGTCTTTAGTCTCTACGGCAATCTTCTTGTTTTTGGTGCGATACCTACGAAGGCATAGTTCTCGGCCTAGTTCACCAGATGCTTCGACTCCATAAATAACCCTAGCTTTAAACCCGTGGAAGCTCTGATACCAATATTCCGAGATAAGACGATCATAGACTTCGGTGCAAGGACGCTTATCAACATCGGCAGCGATACGATCAGTTGGGCGACCCATAGAGGAGATAAGAGCGATAGAGGAACCATCCTTATCATGCCGTAGCCACTCGCGCATGATAGCCTGTCCGACTCGACCACCATCACCGCTGACATCCATACCAAACTTGCTAGGCTTCACATCATGCTTTAGGCATAACTCAACGACCTTTGCGGCGACTTGGACATCAAACTCGGTAGCTTGCCCAGCGGCGATCTGGATCACCTCTTGGTTTACCAGATACATAACCTTCTGTGAGGTTCCACGGACATAACCTAGCTTACAGATAGTCAGAACGCATCGGTCACCACCAGCCGTGAAAGCTGTATCGAAACCAGCAATCTTAATGAGATCATTGTGATCCCAGATAGGTTCAGAGTAGGTATCGGCATTCCGAATGACATCGGCGGTTAGGATCGTTTGGGCAAAGCCAGACTTAGGCCACCAGCCAATAGCGTTACGAACATAGTCCACAGAGTTCTCATCTCCATAGGACATCTTCAAAATGTCCGCCTGCTTCTTGCGATCCATCAAGAAAGGGAATGGAGATGGTTCATCGGCAGGAGCTTGGAAGTTCGGCGACTTCATGCCGTTATAGAACAAGCATACGCCTGTCTCAGTCTCCCATTTTTCCATATCAGCACTCACCGCATCGAAGTTGGTGTGACCTTTAGGCATAGCCCAGCGGGTGTGGGGATTGTCACCAGCGGAAGGGTTTCCGATACCAATGAAAACCTTGTCATCGTTAGAGGAAAGGTTCTGCCTGATGTTAATCGCGCCCATCTCCATTTCGGGCAACTCGTCCAAGGCTACTCTGATCCTATCGTTCTTACGACCACGGGTAGTATCAATAGCCTTTTGACCTTCAGAGCCGGGAGGGAATGCAATAGCCTTGATAGCATTTCGGTAGTCCTTCTCATCATCTCCCGCCGCGCCACCCCAAACAATCATGTGGCGATAGTCAACTAGGTTCCCAATCTTATTTGACGCACACTTCCAGAGTTTAGAGATGATACCCCAGATACGATCCTCCGAAGCTCCAAGTGTTGTAGTGGCTACCCAAGAGGATGTGCAATGCGGGGCAGCACACCAATCAAGATAAATCCACAGACCAACAGGAAACGACTTACCCATCGAGGCCGCGCCTGCGAGACACACATCGTCATTGTTACACAACTCCTCAAGAGTCCGAAGAAGTTGGGTATTGGTATAACCCCGATTCTTAATCACAACATCAGTAGGCCACATATACTGGACAGCTATGATAAAGTGTTCGTATGGCGACAAAAGTTTGTAGTCAGAAAGCTCCATATTCTTCTTAACTCGCATCGTCTTTCCATAATCACCACGGGTTAAAGCGTAGCAATAAAGCTCTATCTCAAGCGGATTCATGTTTTCTGGGAAGACCATCCCATATTTCCGAATGCCATTTTGAGAAACAATTTTTCTTGACATGAGAAGGATGAAACCTCATCTTCACGCGCAAGGCAAGATGAAACTTAAAGAACCTAGACGCGCTCCTGTAGGTGGGTGGTATTACAAGTATGTAATCACTCGTAATAACCTAGATTTCCAAGCGACTGTTTACGGAGAGTCATTGTCTCGCCTGATCGAAAATGTTAACAAAGACATGAGATCAAACGGAGTTACTGCGCCAGTTGATCTTGCTGATGTTATCGAAACTCAAATCTGCGAACGCCAACCAGCGGATAGGTGTTGGATGGGAGCGGGAGATCATGTTGCACAAGCTATTCATGGAGTAGCAAGAGTAGTTGACAGGATAGCAGGAACAAGACTTGAACAAAAAGCCAAAGGATGCTCTAGTTGCAGACAACGCCGACAAGCGTTAAACAGAATGTTCAACAAATAACTCTATCGTTAACGATAACTCATTATGCCTATCTCAGTCGGATCAGACAATTTCTCACTTTTAACTCTCGGCCCAGATGGTGAAGTCCCAGATACTAGGATTTCATCTTCCAACCACGCTTGGAATATCGCAAACAATCTCTCTCTGTCAAATTCTGGCCGCGAGAATAAACGGATTCGGGTATACAAAAGCTACAAGCGATTCCCACCTACTGGCTATAGCAAGATAGCAGAGAAGAAGTTACCTTGGCAGGCCGATGTGAACTGGGGGCAGATGGAGTTCATCGTCAACAACCAGAAGTCCAGTTACTACGATGTAATTACAGAGCGGCAAGCCTGTGCAGCAATTGAAACAAAATATGGCAATGAAAAAGAAAGACTCGTCCACACAGAAAACATCACGCTCGCGTTCGACAAAGCAATCCGCGAATGGCCGGGATATCTCTACAACAAAGAACAAGAACTTGAGTCGATGCTGCTCTACGGAAAAGGCATCGGGATGTGGCACTCTCCTCTTGGCTGGATGCCAGAATACATACCGCTTTCTGACCTCTTGTTCCCAGATGACATCAAAGTGGATTTCTCGAATCTGGAAGAGTTTGTGCGGCGAGTTCGACTCACCCCGTATCAACTCTACAAGATCATCGAAAACCGATCTGCCGCCGAAGACCTTGGGTGGAATGTCGATGCAGTTGTGGACGCCATTAGATTCCACAAGGCGTTCTCAGAACACAACAAAACAAGGGAAGACTTCTTCCGCACGATCTCGGAAAGCGGGTTCAACTGGTCGCTCTCGGTCAACCAAAAAATCGACCTCTACGAAATCTACTGGCGGGAATTCGACGGAAAAATCTCGAAAGCAGTCATCCTCCAAGACTACAACCCGATTAGCCAATACATCAACCAGTATGTCAAAGGCAGCGAAAAAGTCAGCGAAGAAATTGTCCGTGACCAACATGGTTTCCTCCAACTTAATGTCGGGCTTTTCGACAAGTGGGACGAAATCATCTATATGCTCACCGACTCGGTGGGTAGTGGATTATTCCACGACATCAAGTCCCAAGCGGAAGCGGCGTTCGTAGCCTGCCGCCAGTATGACTTCACGATGAACGGGCTGGTGGATGCCGTTCGTTTGAACTCCATGCTTCTATTGGATGGCGGCTCGCCAGACTCAACCAAGATGCTCAAGCAGATGGAATGGTTGCCGATCAGCGTTATGCCAGATGGGGCTAAGTTCACACAGAACAGGTTCCAGATGCCAGTCGCCGAGGGAATGCAGTTCATGCAGTTCTACATGGGCGATCTCTATCGCGGCCTCGGCCAGTATCGCATCAATGCCCCAACAGCAGGAGGAGCGCAACGCACTAAGGGCGAAGCGGAACTCGATGCGGCGGAATCTGCAAAACTTTCTGGAACACAAATCAGGCGTTTCAATGAGTGCGAAACTCTATACTTCCGTGAGCTATACCGCCGATTTGTATCCTCCACTCGCAATGACG